CGGGTCGGTGTCTTCGATTTCGATCCTGATGCGGGCGATGGGTTCGATCATGGGCGTTGGCAATATTCCTGCTGCAATCGCCGCACATTAACGGAAAATCGCATATGCCGACAATCACCGATCTCCGCACCCGCCGCGATGCGCTTTCCGCGCAGCGATCCTCGGGTGTGGCGCGCGTCAGTTATGACGGCAAGACGGTGGACTACCGCTCTGTGCCCGAGATTGACCGGGCCATCGAGGCGCTGGACCGTGAAATCGCAACCCTCGAGGGGCGGCGGATTGTACGTCATGTGCGCATCACCACGACCAAGGGGCTGTGATCCATGGGGCTGTTTGACAGGTTTCGCCGCCCCGGACTGGGCGGTCCTGCTGGCGTTCGCGCCCGCCTGGAAGGCGCGATGTCGAAACGCCGGCTGCGCGGGTGGAACCCGCCCTTGGAGAATATCAACGCGCTGATTTCTTCTGGCGGGCCACGGCTGCTGGCCCGGGCGCGCGAACTGGTGGTCACCAACGGCTATGCCGCCAATGCCTGCGAGGCCTTTGCCTCGAACCTCGTGGGCGACGGGATCAAGCCCTCGTCGTTGATCGAGGATCCGGGCCTGCGCGACCGGGTGCAAAAACTCTGGCTGGCTTGGACCGATGAGGCGGACGCGGACGGGCTGACCGATTTCTACGGTCTGCAGGCGATGGTGGCGCGCGAGATGTTCGTGGCGGGCGAGTGTTTCGTGCGCTTGCGGCCAAGGCGGGCCGAAGACGGTTTGCTAGTGCCGCTGCAGATGCAGTTGCTACAGGCCGAGATGCTGCCCTTCGAGAAGACGGAGACAGCGGCCAATGGCAACCGCATCCGCTGTGGGATCGAGTTCGACCTGATCGGGCGGCGTGCGGCGTATCACTTCCGCCGCAGCCATCCCGGTGACAGCACGGATCAGCGCATCGCAGTGCCGGAGACGGTCCGCGTGCCGGCTGAGGATGTTTTGCACATCTACCGCCCCATCGATGCGGGCCAGATCCGCGGTCTGCCGCATGTGGCCCCCGCGATGGTGCGGCTGTTTCTGCTCGATCAGTATGACGACGCCGAACTCGACCGCAAAAAGACCGCCGCGATGTTTGCGGGCTTCATCACCAAGACCGCGCCGGAAGATCCGATGATGGGCGAAGGGGCGGCTGATCTCGATGGCGCGGCCATTGCCAGCCTCGAGCCGGGCACCATGCAGGTGCTGTTGCCGGGCGAGGATGTGAAGTTCTCGAGCCCCGCCGATGTCGGTGGCGGCTACGAGGCGTTTCAGTACCGTACACTGCTGGCAGTCTCGGCCTCGCTGGGGCTGCCGTATCACCTTGTGACAGGCGATGTGCGTCAGGCCAATTATTCCAGCCTGCGCGCGGAACTGGTCGAATTCCGCCGCCGCGTGCAGCAATTGCAGCATGGGGTGATTGCGCATCAGCTGTGCCGTCCGATCTGGGCGCGCTGGCTGGAGACCGCGCGACTGGCGGGGCGGTTGGACCTGTCAGACCCGGCGGCCGCGCGGATGGTGCAATGGATCCCGCCGCGCTGGGATTGGGTCGATCCGCTGAAGGACATCCAGGCGCAGGTGCTGGCAATGGAAGCGGGCATCACCTCGCGGCGCAAGGTGGTCGAGGCCACCGGCTACGATGTCGAGGAAGTCGACCGCGAGAATGCAGTCGATGCCAGGCGCGCTGCCGATCTGGGGCTGCACTACCGCACCAGCCCCGGCGAGACACAAGGCGCGCGGGCCACGCCTGCGCGGCGGCCTGACTCGGGCGACGACAGCGCCAATTCAAAGGAGTAAGACCATGAACAGCTGGTACACGATCCGCGCCCGGGCCTCCGGGGCGGAAGTGCTGATCTATGACGAAATCGGGGCCTATGGCGTCTCCGCCAAGGGGTTTCTGGCCGAACTCGGCGCGCTGCCCGAGGGTGCACCGATTGATCTGCGGCTCAACAGCCCCGGTGGCTCGGTCTTCGATGCCGTGGCGATCTACAATGCGCTGTCCCGGCATGCAGGGACTGTCACAGTCTGGATCGATGGCATTGCCGCCTCGGCGGCCAGCTACATCGCCATGGCGGGCGATGAAATCATCATGCCTGAAAACTCATTCCTGATGATCCATGACCCCTCGGGCATAGTCATGGGCACGGCGGCCGACATGCGCGACATGGCAGGTGCGCTCGACAAGATGGCTGCCAGCATGACGCGCGGCTATGCGGCCAGATCGGGCAAGCCCGAGGGGGAGATTGCGGCCCTGATGGCGGCTGAGACCTGGTTTGATGCCAGAGACGCGCTGGATCTGGGTCTGGCCACCCGCATGGCCGAGCCGGTGCGCATTGCTGCCAGCTTCGACATTGGCCGGTTTCGCAATGCGCCGCCCGAACTGGTCGAGGCGGTCGCGGAAACCGTTGTTACCTCCAACGGTTTTGAGGACGACCCGGATCAGACGGTGGAGCCGTGCGCGGCGGCGGAGACCGAAAGTGGTGTTGGGAAGGACAACACCACTTCAGGCGACACCACCCCGCCAGCGCAGGATGCATCGCCGCCGATCGAACAAAGCGAGGGTGTTGCAGACGCCAACACCCTCCCAGCCGTTACTCCCCCCGAGTGCGGTATCGCAGCCACGAACACTGCACCGGATGCCAGCACCATCCGCGCCGAGGCCATCGCCCATGCGCGTGCTGTGATCGACCTCTGCCGCCTCGCAGGTCAGCCGCAGATGGCAGGCCGGTTTCTGGAAGAGGACGCGAGCATCGAGGCTGTCCGCGCGAAACTGCTCGCCGCAAAGGCTGAGGCCGAACCGCAGATCAGCCCGCACCATCCGCAACCCGGGCCCGGCCCAAGTGCCCGCCCCTGGGGCGATGTGATCGCCCGCACCTTCAAACTGAAAGGGTAATTCCCCATGACCACGCTTGTGAAAGGCCAATATCCCGGTGGCTTCCTGATCTTCGGGCGCAGGCAAGCTCGCGCCCGGCACGGTCTTGGGCAAGATCACCTCGGGCGGCAAATACACGGTGCTGACCCCCGGTGCCTCCAATGGCAGCCAGAACGCCGCCGGGCTGCTCTGGGGTCAGGCCGATGCCACGGATGCCGACGCACCCGCTGTGGTGCTGGTCCGCGGTCCGGCCATCGTCAACCGCCATGAGATCATCTGGCCCGAGGGCATCACTGAGGGTCAGACCAATACCGCCATCGCGGCGCTCACGGCCCTTGGCATCCTCCAGCGCTGACCCTTCAACGGAAAGGACATTCCCATGGCCACCATGGATATCTTTGAAGGCGATGCCTTCTCCATCATCGAGCTGACCCGTGCCCTCGAGAACATCCCCTTCAAGCCCGCGATCCTCTCTGGCGCAGGGCTGTTCGGGTCGCGCGGCGTCCGCACACGTACCGTCATGATCGAGAGCCGGGACGGCACATTGCAGCTGATCCCGTTCTCGGAACGCGGCTCGGCCTATGAGAGCCAGATCCCCGAGCGCCGCGAAATGCGCGCCTTTGTCGTGCGCCAGTTCAAGAAGCAGGATGTGCTCTGGGCCTCGGAAATCCAAGGCATCCGTGATTTTGGGTCGGAAACCGCCGTGCAGCAGGTGCAGACCGAGGTCGCGCGCAAGCTGGGGCGTCTGCGCAATGACGCCGAGGCCACATTCGAGTTCCATCTCTTCAACGGCATTCAGGGTGTGGTGAAGGATCCCAAGGACGGGGCCACGGTGATCAACTATTACACTGAATTCAACATCACCCCGTCGGCCGAGGTGGATTTCGACCTCGACAATGCCACTCCGGCCTCGGGTGCACTGCGCAAGCGCTGCCAAGCGATGATCGAAAGCGTCGAGGACAGCCTTGGTGGGCTGGCAGCGGGTCAGGTGCAGCTGCGCGCTGAATGCGGCTCGGCCTTCTTCGCCGATCTGGTTGCCCATAAGGAGGTGCGCGAGACCTATCTCAACACCGCCGCCGCCGCCGACCTGCGGGGCCGCGTGGGCGAAGAGGTCAGCTTTGGCGGCATCACCTTCCGCCGCTATCGGGGTGGTCTGGGCTTCGGTGTACCCACCGACAAGGCCTATTTCTATCCCGAAGGCGTCGAGGGGCTGTTCGAGATCTACTACGCCCCCGCTGATACCTTCGAGACGGTCAACACCGTCGGCCTGCCACTCTATGCGCGCATGATCCCTGACCGCGACCGTGATGAATGGGTGCGGCTGGAAATCGAGAGCAACCCGCTGCCGATTTGCACGCGCCC